GACAGTAGATGAAGATGGGAATATGGTTAAAGAGCCTGTATTAAATTCAAATGGTGAGCCTTATATTAGAATACAGTGGTTAGATAACCCTAAATTAGAAGCTATGCGTAGATTTTTGGGACTATCCAAAAGTCAATATAAATTGTATTTGCACGATGAAGAATTTGCAGATATATTACATGACGCTAAAAGCATTATAGAAAGCTATGTAGAAGATAAACTATATGAAAGGAATCCTACTGGTGCAATGTTTATATTAAAGGCTAGGTTTGGTTGGAGAGATAAAGAAAATCAAACAATAGACATTAATATAAAGAAATCACTAGAGGACTTTTTTGAAGAAGAATAATGCTAACCTGCAATGATGTAATTAGAAAAAGAAAAGACCTGTGGAATAAGAGCAATAACATAAATACTGACAGAGAATATATAAACAGCATAGCCGACTATATGCTAAGCGAAGATGGAGAGGTAATAAGGAAAGAGGTTCTTGCAAAACCTGAATATATGATTGAGATGTTCTTCTCAATAGTAGACAAGAAACAAAAAACTGTGCCTTTCTTCTTAAATGATGTACAGCAAGAATTATTAAATATAATAAACAATGACATAAAGCTATATGAAAAAGGTAAGATACATCATCTTAAATACCTATTACTGAAAGGCAGACAAGCAGGTATGACAAGTTTTATATCTGCGTATCAACTGGCTAATTCAATAACAAGAAAAAACTTTCAAGGTTATACTCTAGCAGATACAGCTGACAATACAGAAGCTATATTCGCTGACAAGGCTAAATACTATCTAGACCAACTGCCAGAACAAGTTAAGCCATCAATAAGATATTCTAATAGAAGGGAACTTGACTTTAGTAAAGAAGATGGTAAAGGCTTAAACAGTAAATGGAGAGTAGCTACATCAGGGAATACTGACGCTGGGCGTTCTAAAACACTTAATTTCTTTCATGGAAGTGAGGCTGCTTTCTTTAAAGAACTTAACAAAGTATTAGTAGGTTTGTCTGAAGCATTGACAGCAAATGCTATTGTAATACTTGAAAGTACAGCAAATGGATATAACGAGTTTAGAAATCTTTGGGTTGATGAAACAAACAACTATAAAAAGCTGTTTTTCCCTTGGTATAAGACAAAAGAATATGTTTTGCCTTTCTATGATAAGAAAGAGGAAAATGACCTTGTAAGGCTTATTAAAAAGACTTCTAGTGATGACGCTGATACTATTGAATGGCTATCAAACCAACTGTACTTCTTGAAGGAATTAGGGCTGTCTAATGAGCAATTAAACTGGTACTACCACAAGTGGAAAGACAAAAGAGAAACAATAAAGCAAGAGTATCCTTGTGTTCCTGAAGAAGCATTTCTATCAACAGGAAGAAATTATTTCAATACTACCCAACTTGCAAAGAGAATTGTATCTGTAACAGAAAACTACGATACAGGACTATTTTTATACGATTATGGGACAAGTGTTTGGACTGGAGAAAAAACTATAAAAGAAGATAGCATTAGATTTTGTCAAGACTCTAGTGGAAGCATAAAGATATTTGAACACCCTACTTTAAATGGATTGTACACAATAGGTGCTGATACTGCAGGGAAAGGTTCAGACTACAATGTGGCACAAGTAATAGACGAATACGGCAGACAAGTTGCTATATTGAGATTAAAGATTGATGAAGATTTATTTGCAGACCAACTGTATTGCTTAGGCAAGTACTATAACTATGCTTTAATCGCACCTGAAAACAACTTCTCAACATATGTTACAAATACATTGAACAATAGAGAATATCCATCTTTATATGTAAGAGAAAATAGACCTGATGCTATAAGCAAAAGAACACAATCATTGTACGGCTTTAATACAAATAGAGCAAATAGACCAGTTATGTTAGCTAGACTAAAAGAGCTTGTAAGAGATAATGTAGAGTATATAAACGATAAAACAACTCTAGAAGAAATGTTTACATTTGTAGTAAATGAAAATGGTAAGCCAGAAGCCGCTGTAGGAGAACACGACGATACTGTAATGGCTTACGCTATTGCTTTATATATACAAGACCAAGCGACTAGGTTTGATACAAAGAAAGAGCCTACTAAGCTTAAAGGCTTTTATACAGATGAGGAGTTGGAAGATTTAGGATACAACAAGTATGAGATAGAGCTTTATAAAAAAGGAGATGATTTATTTTGGTACTAGGAATGATAATAGGAGTGTGCATATTATCTCTAGGATTTATAGCAGGTTGTGAATACACAAGAGCAAAACTAAGAGAAGAACAAGACGACTTCCCTAAGACAGACAATGGATTGTATTCGACAACTCTACTAATGAGAGATGCTATCTTAAGAGGAGATGATGAAGATAAATGATTTACGAAGAAGATAAACTTAAGCAGTCTGAATTTAAGAAAGCATTAGACGAGCTTATGACAGAAGATGAGCAAAAAAGAGTAGCCTATTACATTGAAAAATATAATAATGGCAGAAACAAACTTCAGGATAAGTTAGAAGAATGGGAAGAGATACAAAAAGCTTATTCTGGTGTAAGAACAGATATAACAAGTTCAGAACAAGACAATATAGTCGCAGTAAATATAGTGCTGTCGCAAATAGAAGGGCAAGTATCTTCTATGATGAACAACAATGTTACAACTACTGTAAGAGGTAGAGGATATTCAGACCAAAAGTTTGCAAAGACTGCATCAGTAGTAGCAGATTTTGTATTGACACAGAACAATCCTAAATATCTAATCAAAGATGCTGCTAGAAAATATTTAAAATATGGCAATGCTATACTTACTGTTATGTGGGATAGCGACGCATTAGATGGATTTGGACTTCCAGTAATAGAGGTAACTAAAAACGGTACAGTAATAATAGATGATAAAATAGACGACATAGTAAATGATTTAAACAGAGCAGACTATATAATACATCAAGTAGGCTCTAGGTCTATAGCTTGGGCGAAAGAAAGGTTTGGGGAAGATAAAGCTAATGCTATTGTACTTGGGAATAATAACCCTGACTTTGAATATCAAGACACAGACAACGAGGAGAGTTTTACCTATTTAAGAGTATGGACTAAAAACAACGAGAACAGAAAACTACAGTTGCTTGAGATATCTCTGTGTGGAATACTTTTAAGTGAGTCTAAACCTAGTTCTCCGTACTACACAAACGTATTCAACAAATATCCATTCTTTGTAGCAGGATTGTATAAAGATGAAGCTGACAGCTACTACTTTGGAGATGGTAAGGCATTATTGCCTATGCAAAAATATATCAATAAGTTATATGATGAAATACTTTTAGCTGTTAAATTCAGTTCACAAGGAAGAACATTCGCAGACCCTTCAAGTAAATTAAACCCTATAGAGTTTGCAGCATCTGACCCATCTAAAGTATTATTCGCAAAGAATCCTACGCAGACTATACATACATCTAGGGGAGTAGGGATAAATGATGTAGTATTTAATCTATTAGGAAATATATTTGACAAAGTGCAAGAAGTAACTAGATTTTCTTCTTTAATGACAGGCAATGACCCTGGCAAAACAATGACAGCTACACAAGCTGGAATACAAATGCAACAAGGTATTACTGGAATAGATGATAAGAAAAGCGACCTGTCTAAAATGTTTGGAGATGCTGTTAATTATTCAATAGGTTTATGTATGCAATTCTGGAACGCTGCAAAAGCATTTAGAGTAGCAGACAATGATGACGAGTTTGAATGGGTAGATACTAGGCAATTTAAAGCGATACCAGAACTTATACCATCTAGCAAAGACTTTTTGAATAAATGGAAAGCCGAAAATCCGGCATCTGAAGAAACACCTCAATATATGCAATTAGAAGTTGAAGATGAAAACGGGAATAAGAAAGGTGCTACTAAACAACTTGAACTTGATATAATTGTAAATATAGGCGAAGGATTACCAACAAATAGAGTTGCATTATATAACATAGTATTGTCACTTTCACAGATAATGCTTTATGATGAAGAAACAGGACAGCCTAGACCATTGATTACATTTAAACAGTTTAGAAATATGGTTGAAGAATATCTAGGATTGGTGCTAAGGGATAATGACGCTGAATGGCAAAAGATGGTAGAAGCACAAAAGGAAATGCAAATGGAACTACAACAACAAACACAGCAAAAGCCTATTAACATAAGCCCTACAATAGAAGGTGCTAATCTTAATGGTACAAGCATAACAGGTGGTGTAATGAATGGAATACAAAGATAATAAACAATTTTATGACGTAATGGATACTCTGTCTAAAAACAATCCTAAACTAGCAAAACACTTTCAACTAAGAAATGATGTCATTATGAAATTTGCAAGTCATATAGAGGGTGGTGTCAATATTCTGACACAGCCTATGTGTGAACACTGTGAAAAACCTGCTGCTTGGAATGAAAATGGAACAGCCCATTGCTTTGCCTGTGGAAAAGATACAAAAAATCCAATCACAGTATACGATTATTTCTTAAACTATACTAAAAACTTATCAGAAGAAGATTTAATGATACTAAAACTATTGTAAAGGAGAATTAATATGCTGCTTTTAAACTCACTTAAATTTAAAGGAAAACAAATAACAATATCAGATGTAAGAGGATATTTATTAAATGGAAAGGATATACAGCTGCCTGATGGCTTTTATGGTGGTAGGGTAGACAAACTTGCAAAGACAGACTATGGATTTTTCCATATTGTTATGAGCAAAGACGAACCTATAGATTTAATCATACTAGATGAAAATGCTTTGACTAATAATCAATTAAAGGATATATTAGAAGAAAATGGAGTAGATACTAAGAAACTTTCAAATAAAGAAAAACTTTTAGAAGCATTGACTGAATTATTCAAATAGACCTGAGTATGTCTAAAAACTATTTATTATGGGGTGGCTGCCTAACAGACTATTACGCACTGCTCGGTGCTAAAAGGAGAGAAAAGAATGTTAGAAAAACTAAAATTGCAACTATTTGCAGAAGATGACGAACAGGAAGAATTAACTGACGAAGTTGCAGAAGATGAAGAAGAAATTCAAGAAGAAGAACAGGTAGAAGAAGCTATCGAAGAAGAAGAAACAGAAGAAATGGACTCTAAAACAAGAGCCATTATCAAGCACAAGAAAGAAAACGCATCACTTAAAAAACAACTAGCTGAACTGCAAAACAAATTGCTTGAACAAGAAACAGAAAAGCAAAAGAATGAAAGAATACTAGAACTTACAAATGAAGGTAAGAGTGTAGACGAAGCTAAAAAGTTAGCTGATAAAGAATATGAAACCTTGCAAATAAAACATAGATTAGCTGTTCTAGAAATAGAAAGGCTAGAAGATAAATACCCTGACATAACACTACACACAAACGAATTGATACAAGACGCAGGTAAATTGCCAGACTTTACAATTGAACAAATCTATCTAGCTAAGTATAAGCCTAAATCTCAATATGACGAGAAAACAAGACTAGAACAAGAAATATTGTATAAGACAAAAGAAGCAAGGGAAAAATCTTTAGAAGCATCTACAAGCACTCCTACTGAAACTGTCAAACTAACAGCTAGTGAAGAAAAGGCGTATAACGAAATTAAAAAGTATATGCCTACAATGACTAGAAAGAGATTTAAAGAACTAAGCATGAATGATAGTTTAGAAATTTAGGAGGTAAATTAAATGGCAAATCAAATTATGAGTAGAGCCGATATAGCAAGAGCAATGTATATTGGCACTAAAGAAGTATTTATGAAAAACTTGGAAAAACAACCCACAGAAGAATGGAAAGCATACGCAACAATCAAGACATCAAACAAGATGGAAGAAACATATGACTCTGTAGGCAACTTAAAACCTGCTGATGTAAAACCAGAGGGCGACCCAGTAAGTTATGGAAAAATCGAACAAGGATATGTAACAACTGTTAAAAATGAAACAGTTGCAAATGGTTTTTCTGTAACAATGGAAGCTAAAGAAGATGAACAATGGGGAATAGTTCCAGAGGTTAAAGTAAATGAACTTATCAGAACAATGATTAGCAGAAAAGAACAAGCTGTCGCTAGTGTATGGGATAACACTACTACAGCAGTAGGGGCAGATGGAGTACCTTATGCATCACACACTCACCCATTGTTAAATGACGCTGTTAAGAAAAACGACAATCTAATTGAAAAAGTATTTGATATAAACTCATATCAAGAAGCTATACAAAAATTCAACCACTGGTACAATCACTATGGAGATTTGTTTTTCACAAGACCTGATGCTATATTAGCACACAGAGATAGACAAACATATATCTTTGCTATGTTACAATCGGCATTGCACCCATTTGAGCAATCAAACACTAAAAACACAATACCACAATTAAAAACAATATTCTCAAGCTACACAGACGCTAACAAAGTCCATATACTCGACACAAGCATTGACTCTGCAATACTTCAAAAGAGAAAAGGTTTAACTAGTGGATACGATTATGATGAAAGAGATACATTCAATTTCTACTTCAATGTTCACGAGAGATATAAAGCAGCTATGATTAATCCAGGCTTCGGATTTGTTACAATAACAGGAGTTGCAACACCATAAGGAGAGCCTTAAAGGCTCTTCTTTTTTTATAGGGGAGTGATTTAATGTACGAAAAAAAATGGTTTTTAAGGCTTGATACAAAGAAACAATACGACAATGAAGTAATAACTATGGTTAGGCAAGACACTTATAGTAATGTATTATATATAGTCTTGTATAATGACTCTATTAAAATGGAAGTCAGCAAAACAACAATAGCAACAGTAATAATTGATAAACCAGATAATACACAAGTAATAGGTAGTGCAGAGGTTCTGGATAATGGTACATTAAAATATGTGGTTGACTATCAAGCGTTGGCAGCATTAGGTATGGCTAAATTTACTGTTAAATTAATAATAGAAGATAATATACTAACAACTACCAGTTTTGTGGTAAATGTAATAAATGACCCTTTTGCAGATTCAGATGGAAGTATAGAATCCACATCTGAATATCCAATACTATCAAATTTAGTTTTAGGAACATCAAATATAATTGCAACAGAAGAAACAAGAGTTGAAAATGAAACACATAGGAAAAAAAACGAAGATATAAGAATAGATAATGAAAATGAAAGAATAGCAAACGAGAATATAAGAAAGTCTAATGAGATTACAAGGCAATCTAATGAAACCACAAGACAGAACAATGAAACAAATAGGAATACAAAAGAAACAGAAAGACAAACAAACGAAACTACAAGGCAAAATAATGAAGCCACTAGATTATTAAATGAAGATACAAGATTATCTAACGAAACAGCTAGACAAAATAATGAAACATCTAGAGTAAATGCTGAGAATGCAAGAAAAGTATTCGAGGAATTTTCAAGTTCAAAAACTTATGTAGTTGGGAATAAAGTATCTTATTTAGGTTCATCTTATTATTGCATACAAAACTGCACAAATATACTGCCTACAAATACAGATTATTGGCTACTAATAGCTAAGAAAGGTGAAGGCATAATAGATGTAGTAGATAATGGCAATGGTACAATAACAATATATTATCAAAGTGGTAGCACAGTTGTAAGCAATATATCTATTATCCTAGAAGATAATCTAACATCTACATCAACTACAAGAGGTCTTGCTGCTAATCAAGGTAGAGTTTTAAATGAAATAAAAGTAGATAAAGTCGCAGGCAAAGGTCTTTCCGAAAATGATTATACAACTACTGAAAAAAATAAATTAGCGAATATAGAACCTAATGCACAAGTAAACAAAATAGAAGTTGTCAAAAGAAATGGTAGTGCATTACCAATAAATAATAAAGAAGTTGATATTACAGTTCCAACAGTTATTGATAATTTGACAAGCATAGATACCGATAATGCTTTATCAGCTAATCAAGGTAAGATATTGAATGACAATATGAATACACATAAATCAAATATTAACCATTCATTTTATGGTATAGCAAGTGGAACAAACTCATATACAGTAACTATATCAGATATAACATCATTGGTAGATGGTATAAATGTAAGGATAAAATTTACAAATGCAAACACTGGTGCTTGTACTTTAACTATCAATAGCTTAGGTGCAAAGGGTATTAAAAAATCTGATGGAACAGACTTAGCAAGTGGAGATATATTAGCAGGGCAAATCGTAAACCTGAGTTATAATGGTTCGGTTTTTCAATTAATTAGTGGAGGGAGTGATTATGTTCAGATTGAATTTAATAATTTCGCAGTACGTTCGGGGGAGATTGTTAGAAGTACTCCTACTTCATTAAGTCAAGCAAGATATTATTTAGCAGGAGCAAGTATAGGAGATTATGCACTATTTGCAGGTGGAAAGGATGGTACAACAAATCATAACGTAGTAGATGCTTATACTTCTTCATTAGTACGTTCTACCCCTACAGCTTTAAGTGTTACGAGAAGAGTTTTAGCAGGAGCAAGTGTAGGAGATTATGCACTATTTGCAGGTGGAAAGGATGGTACAACAAATCATAACGTAGTAGATGCTTATAATTCATCTTTAACTAGGACTACTCCTACAGGATTAAGTCAAGCAAGGTGGTATTTAGCAGGAGCAAGTATAGGAGATTATGCAATATTTGCAGGAGGAAATACAGGTTCAGCAAGTAATGTAGTAGATGCATATACAAGTTCGTTAGTACGTTCAACACCTACTGCTTTAAGTCAAGCAAGGTGGTATTTAGCAGGAGCAAGTATAGGAGATTATGCAATATTTGCAGGAGGATATACACGTTCAGCAAGTAATGTAGTAGATGCTTATAATTCATCATTAACTAGAACCACTCCTACTCCTTTGAGTGTATCAAGGTTGGATTTAGCAGGAGCAAGTGTAGGAGATTATGCTTTATT